GACGTTGGAAGGATATGTTGGCATGATTGTTAGAACCATGTCCAACCGTATTGCCAACGAAATGCAGGAAACGCGCTTCAATGAATGGGGCGTCGATTTGGTTGAAGTGAGTTCCCATATGGGGGCACGGCCACTTTGTGCGCCGTACCAGGGGCGGATTTATACCCGGACAGGACGGGGTGGCCGTTATCCCAATTTGTACACTGATACAAGCTACGGCGAGCCTGCCGGGCTTTTCGGGATCAATTGCCGGCATGTTCAATATCCGTATTTCCCTGGCCTTTCCCGCCGGACTTATAAGCCCTATCCGGCAGAGGAAAACGCCAGACAATATAAATTGGAACAAATTCAACGGAGATACGAACGGGAGGTGAGAGCCGCGAAACTGGAAAAACGCTTATTCGATCAGTTGGGAGATGAAGAAGGAGCCAAGCGGGCCGCCGAATTGGTCAAGGCCAGACAAGCACGGCTCCGCGAGTTTGTCAAAGAGAATGGCCTAACCCGGAGGTATGACCGGGAGCAAATATTTTGATCCTGTCCGTTTACCCGTAGTGGACGTTAAATAAAACGGGAGAAACCCATTTAATGGGAGGTATTATACATGGCTGAAGAAAACAAGCAACCGATAGCGGACCAGGCCGCCGATCAAAACCCTGGAGCGCAAGCGGACCAGGCCGCTGAACAAAATCCTGGAGCGGAACCCGATGGAAAGCAACAAGCGGGAGGAAAGCTATTCACCCAAGAAGATGTCAACCGAATTGCGGCGCGGGAAGCGAAAGAAGCCCAAGAAAAACTTTTGAAACAATTGGGCATTGAAGACTTTGAATCCGCGAAAGAAGGGCTTCAAAAATTCCGGGAATGGCAAGAGGCACAGAAAACCGAAGCCGAAAAACAGGCCGAACGACTAAAGAAATTGGAGGAGTCCAACCAAACATTGGCCAATGAAAACGAAACTTTAAAGGCACAACTGGCCGCATTGGAAGCTGGAGTAAATCCCGACAGTGTGGCGGATGTGGTGGTTTTGGCCAAAAACATGGTGTCGGATGATTTGGATATGAAAGGGGCTATCCAGAAAGTTCTGGAGAAGTACCCGCATTTTAAAGCCTCCGCGAAGGAGGAACAAAAACCGACTTTCACGACTGGTGAACACAAAAAACCCGCCGGAGTTGATCCTTTCATAGCGGGGTTAGGTCTAAACAAGTAAGGAGGAGATTCGACAATGGCGAATGCGATTAACTACGCGGAGCAATACCGGAGTGAATTGGATCAAGTCTTGAAACAAAACATGTTGACCAACGAATTGGAAACGCCCAATGTGGTGTGGATGGGGGCGAAAACTTTCCATGTCCCCACGCTGGGAGTGACGGGATACCAAGACCACAGCCGGAACGGGGGGTGGAATCGTGGGAATGTCACGGTTGAACATGAACCCTACACCCTCCAGTTTGATCGAGATGTTGAGTTCTTTATTGACCAAATGGACGTGGACGAAAGCAATCAAGCCGCCAGCGCGGCGAACATTACCCGGGTGTTTATTGAAGAACAAGCCGGGCCGGAAGTTGATGCCTATCGGTTTGGGAAAATGGCCCAACATGCTATTTCTCAGGGGCTTGTCACGGAAGAGGATGTCGATGCAACGAATGTTTACCAGCGTTTGAAAGCAGATATTTTGAAGGTAAGAAAATACGGGCCGTCCAATCTGATTGCCTACATTTCCAGTGAAGCCATGGACGCCCTGGAGCGCTCCAACGAGTTTCAGCGGGTCATTAACGTCCAGAATCAAGGCACGGCCATTGAGACCCGAGTAACCAGCCTGGACGGCGTCCGCCTGGTGGAGGTCTGGGATACGGAGCGGTTCAATACTCAGCACGACTTCACTGAAGGTTTCGTGCCTGAAGGCCAAGACATCAACTGGGTGATCGTTTACAAAGGTGCGGTTGTGGCCGTCACCAAAATCAATTCGATTTATCTGTTTGCTCCTGGACAACACACCCAGGGTGATGGTTATTTGTACCAAAACCGGATGTATCACGATTTGTTTGTGATGAAAAACAAAGCGGACGGGATTGTTCTTTCCGTGAAAGCCGACTCGGGAGTGGAGGGATAACATGGCTGTTGTTTTCGAAGCGATTGCAACGGAAACCATTCCCGCTTATCGGCTGTTGTGTTTGGTCCGGCCTGAGGGGGCTGACGACGACAAGATTTATATTCGTCTGGCTAAACCTGATGAAAGACCGGACTTTTATAGCCTTCAAAATCTACAAGAGGGCCAAACAGTAACCGTCCGAATCACTGAAAATAAAATTTGGCAGGTAGAAATGGCGGAAGACATTCCCGCTGGCACTTCGATTGCTACTGGTCCCGAAGGAAAAGGGGTTCACATGTCAAATGCGGATGTGGACGCAAACACCACTGTGGGATATACTCTTCATGCGGCAAAAGCCGGGGAAGTAGTAAAATTTGTCCACATCTACAAAGTGAAGCCCTGGAAATTGACTCAGGAGGGGTGAGGGCATGAAAAAGTTCAAAAAAGGTAATGTTATTCTCCGGACGGATTCTCCTGTAAAAGAACGGGAATTAAAACTTCGGGGATTTGAAGAAGTTAAAACGAAAGAGAAGAAAAAGGCGGCTTCCAAGTAAGGGGCCGCCTTTTTATGGGGTGATGGTATGGCCTATGACATTGAACGATATCCGGCCCGAAGTGGTCGGATTATTGGGGAGGATGGGCAAGTATACAATTTGGTAGACCTTCTCCGAAACGTAGGAGGGGGTGGAGGGATGGAATTTCTTTTTGGAACCAGTGCTCCGGATTCTGACCTTGGGAAACCCGGGGACGTTTACCTGAACACTTCAAATGGTGATTTTTACAAAAACGAAAACGGAACCTGGACGCAAATTGGTAACCTTCGTGGACCTCAGGGGCCGGAAGGGCCTGAAGGCCCGCAAGGGCCGCAAGGGCCTGCTGGAGCCGACGGCGTAGGGGTGGAAGATATCACGGCAGATGACGAATATATCACCTTTCATTTGTCTGACGGTTCGACCCGTTCGATCCCTTGGCCCACTCAAGGTGGTGGCTGATATGGCTTATATTGATGCCACCTATTATCAGGATGTGTTCAAAGGGATTGACGCCGGAGACGACCTGGACCGCTATATCGAACGGGCAAGCGATTTGGTGGACCAGGTGACGGGTTATAAAATCCGGGATTTTGAAGCGCTCCCACCTTTCATCCAGGAACAAGTGAAAAAGGCCACAGCGGCCCAGGTTGAATTTTATGTCCTTCAGGGTGGCCCGGAAGGGGTAGACAGCAACGACGGGACTTTCAACCAGGTGGCCATCGGTTCCTTTGAGTATCAGACTGCCCGGATGGGTCAACAAACCCCTGCCGGAAAGCAGGAACACCGGATATCTCCAGCAACGCTGGCCTATTTGGAGCCTACTGGCCTGCTTTATCGGGGAGTGGGCATTTATGGCTGTTAAACCGATCCCCAAACGCCTATTAATCCATTCGGTTGATTACCGCGAATACATCCAGGACGACCGCTGGGGTGATCGGTATGCTGATCCCATCACTCTCCGATTTGTCCGGGTGGAGCCTGCAACCGCTTTGAATCGGGACGCAACCAAAGAGGAAATCCCCGCCCGGGCCATTCTGTTCCTGGACCGGGTTTTTACCCGACCTTTTGTGGAGCCGAAAGAAAAGTCCAAAGTAGTATTTGATGGCCACGAATACGAAATCCATGAGGTGAAGGCCCTTTATGCTTTCGGGCCTGATGTCCACCACTTCGAGGTGGTGTTAGTATGAGTGTTCGGGTGCGAATTGAGACAAAGCAGATTAAGCCAAAAGTGAAAAAAGCGGTTGAACAGGCCCAGCGGGTGGTGGACAGCCAAGTATTGAAAGACTCCAACCGGTATGCCCCAATGGATACCGGAAACTTGATCAATAGCAGTCTTCGGGCTTCCCAAATAGGCCAAGGCCGCCTTGTGTGGGATACCCCCTATGCAAGACGGCTTTACTATAACCCCCAATACAACTTTTCAAAGGCCCGAAATCCACAGGCTGGTGGCCTTTGGTTCGAAAGGGCCAAATCACGGCATAGTCGAGAATGGGCTGAGGTTGCCAGGAAGGCCATCAGGGGGAAATTGTGATGGATTTTCTGGATAAGATTGTGGATCACATCGAAACAAACCTTGGGTTGTATTCTCCCATTCGAATTGGGATTTTAGGGCCGCAAAACAGTATTGCCATTCGGCCCACTCCTGGTTCCCTTCCTGATGGATACTTGAATGGGGACCGGATTAGAGGGTTTTCGTTTCAAATCCTCACCCAACACGAAAATCCCCACACGGCTTATACCACCCTGGAGGAAATCACCGATTTGTTGGACGCCATGGATGTGGCCATCCAGGGGGATGGATACACCATGATTTCTTGTGCGGTTTATACTGCACCGAATTTTGTTGAAGTCACTCCGCAAGGATACCACATTTATACGGCCTTGTTTGAAGCGGAGTTGTTAAAGGAGGTTGGGGCAAATGGCTGATGAA